CGGTTAAACGGTTGGTTGCGACCATTAATGACTGTTAATAGTTTTGCGAAAATAGTTGGTATCCCAAATAAAGCGCTTACATTTGTCACATCGAAATAACCAATTAAAGTATTACAGTTATGAAAGTTCAATCTTATTTAAAGAGCCATAGCAAAAGCGGAGGAGTTGAACGATATTAGAAACAAAAGATTAAATTTGAATTAATAAACCGGGCGGGTAACACCGCCCACAAAAACCAAAAGATCATGAAAAAGTTAGTAAGTATTTTAGCAGTGTTGTTTATCACAGTTAGCGCGATGGCGCAAATCACTTCCGCAACGGGGAAAGTAGAAACTATCAAGTCTTTCCGCATGGGTACATGCAAGCTCCAAAAGTCTACGAAGGACGGGGCGGTAACGTATCAGTTAGTAATGTTGAGTTCCAACGTATCAAGCTATGAGTTAACGATAGCTTTAGGGGACGCAGAGAAAGCCGCCTTAACGTTATCCGGTCTAGCAGAGTACAAGCCGAGCAAAGGCGAGATAGTGAAACTTAACAACCCGACCGACAACGACGCGTTTTATAACAAGTTCAACGCCGTGTGGGTTATATGTAGCCATCACGGACAGTTCTACGGGAACGTGTCAAGGAGAGAACTCAACAAAATGGTAGAAGCAATCAATAAATAATAGAAGTATGGAGATATATGTAAATAAAGCCGGAAACCTTGTAAGCGTGGAAGGCATGAAAGAAGGTGTAAACCTTACCGTTAAAATATCTAAGGGGGACAAATCAGAGACCAGGAAAATGCGTATGAAGGAATTAAACAGCATACTGTATAACGGCTCTTATAATCTAGCAACGACGGACCGCCGGACTATACCTTTCTGCAAAGATGGACGTAGCCCAATACTATGCTTTAATCACTTCGAAGGCAAAGAGGTAGTATTCAACCGTGACGGATGGCAGTACACCGGGTGGCTAGTTGGATACGACCCTAATAACGCGTCGTTCGTTGTGCGCACGGGCGCAGAATGGGGATACCGCCTAACGGATCTAAAACCGAACGTAGTATACGTGAACGGAGAGACTAACATTAACTGCCGGATGGCGGACGTACCGTATAACGATATAATATTTCTGCAATGGTAGATTTTAATAAGAAACTGAAGGTAGACCGCATCAAACTGTTTGTTGATGTAGTTACGAAGATGGCGAACGGAACGCCCGCCGAAGGGTACGCCATAGGGGAAGCTATAAAGGCGCTTCCGGAGAACTTGCAACAGTATTTAATATCAGAAGTACCCGATAGGATAATACGCCGGGAACACACCCGCAGGGAACACACCCGCAGGGAACTGAACCGGATGAACGCGGACGACTTCATAGATACCGAAGCGATGACAGAAACTTACAAGGAGGAGGTATTCAAGGCAGACAAGGTTAAAGCCCTTAAGGGGCTTCTAGGGATTAAAGGCGAGTTTACCGATGAGATGGACGTAGTAGAAGAGATTCTAAAGTGCTTCCCTAGTCGGTTAACGCTGAACGAGTTTTGCAATAATGTTTATATGAAGGAAATAGGATTATGAAAAAGTATAATTATAGGAAATACTACAAGCTGGGCGAAAGACTAGAATTAAACGGTAAAGTGATAGAGGTGGTAGAAAATAGTTGCGCGTGCAAAAATTGTTGCTTTATGAACGAACTTTTTTATGTCCCGTGTTCATCGAGTTGCGCGAGTGACGAACGCCCCGACGGGCTTTCCGTATGTTTCAGACTCGTAGACATGGCGAAGGATAACGCAAAGGATAACGCAAAGGATAACGCAAAGGATAACGCAAAGGAATATCCCCCGTATGACCCCGACAAAGAGTATGCGATATACGAGCGCTTCCAATACAACGGAGTAGTAGCCGAGTGCCGCAAATGTAATTCTCCGCGTCAGTGCCGCGATTGTGTTTTATACCCGTGCGTGTGTGATTTTAATAAATGCACGGCGTTTTCACGAGAGGACGGAACTAGCGTTTATTATAAGATATTGGATGATGTTAGACCGTAACAATTTACACGCGTATCAGCGCGCCGCCGTAGATCATATCAAGGAGCACCCCGAAAGTGCCTTGTTCCTTGATATGGGTTTGGGAAAGACGGTTAGCACGCTGACGGCGATAGTAGACCTAATCAACTTCTTCGAAGTGTCGAAGGTTCTGATAGTAGCCCCAAAGAGGGTCGCCGAAATGACCTGGGGCGATGAGGTGGCGAATTGGCGGCACCTTAACGGGCTGCGTGTATCGGTGATAAAGGGAACGGCGAAGCAACGGGAAGCCGCCGCCCGCGCTGAAGCAGACATTTACACGGTGAGCCGTGATAACCTTGTTTGGCTTCTGCAAATGTGGGGCGGGTCTAAAGTCCCTTATGATATGCTAGTATTGGACGAGCTTAGTTCTTTCAAGAACCACCAATCAAAACGCTTTAAAGCGGCGAAGATTATCCGCCGTAGCTGTAGCAGGGTTGTCGGTCTGACAGGAACGCCCGCACCGAACGGACTTATAGACCTATGGGCTCAAATGTACTTGATAGACGGCGGTGTAAGGTTGGGAAGGACCATAACGGATTACCGTGCAAACTACTTCCGCCCCGGGGCGCAGAACGGCGGTATTATATACGAGTACAAGCCGCTTCCCACTACGGAGAACGTATTAAGCGAGAAGATAGCCGACATTACGCTATCAATGAAAGCACTCGATTTCCTTGATATGCCGGAACTTAACTACATAACCAACTACGTGGAACTGTCTCCGAAGGTGAAAAGGGCGTACGAAATCTTCGAGCGCGAGCAAGTTCTAGAGCTGTTAAGGGGTGCGGGGTTCGACTATGCCGAGATAACCGCCGTGAGCGCCGCCGCCCTGTCTAGCAAGTTGATGCAATACGCGGGCGGGGCGATCTATGATGCATACCGGAACGTGTACGCAGTGCATGACGAGAAGATAGAGACGCTAAAGGAAATGATCGAAGCCGCCAACGGTGCGCCCGTGCTAGTCGCATACAACTTCCAACACGAGAAAGATCGGATATTGGATGCCCTCAAGGACTTCGGGGCGGAAGCCCTTGACGGGGTGGATAGCGTGCGAAGGTGGAACAATGGGGAGATACCCGTATTAGTGACCCACCCGGCGAGCGCGGGGCACGGGCTTAACATGCAGAAGGGCGGCAACCGTATAATATGGTTCGGTGTTACATGGAGCTTGGAACTATACCAACAGTTCAACGCCCGGTTATGGAGACAGGGACAACGCAACGGGGTTTTTGTTCATCACATTGTGGCGCGCGGAACGATAGACGAGAAAGTAATAGCCGCCCTTAATGGGAAGGCAGCCACACAGGACGGGCTAATGTCCGCAGTAAAAGACTTGATTAAAAAATACAGCGTATGAAAACAACAGATTACAAGGTAGGTGACACAGTAATGTTACCGGACGGGAAGAAATACACCTATATGGGTGAGCGTGCAATAGGCGGCAGCAAGTCGCACGATTATGAACCGATTGAGGGCAAACCGCCGTCGTTCGGAGTGATGCGGGACGAAAATGGAAACATGTTTGTTCCGTTCATGAGAATGATGGAAGCCGAAGTAGTAACCCGGGCGGAAGCCGATCCGAAGCCGATCCGAAGCCGATCCGAAGCGCAAAGGACTGATGCGCCGTGCGCTTGATTGGTGGAAAGCGTCCAACCGTTGGAAGCATTTAGTATATGCGATCCCGTGCGGAGTGGTTCTAGGTTGGGAGTTCACCGTAGGGCTAGCGGTCGGGATGGAGTTCAAGGATAAACTTTGGGGCGGCAAACCGGACTTCATAGATTACATTCTTACATGTGTGGGCGGTCTTATCGGATGGGGCGTTATGCGCCTGTTAGGTTTGGACTACCTTATATTAACCCTTATAAAGATCATACTATAATGGCAGATTGAGAAGAAGTAGTCAAGCGCATGGAAGAAAGTACCGAGCGCATCAAGAAGGCGCACGCCGCCAAACAGGCGAAGCGCATCACGATACAGAAAGTAGGGAAGGGCGATACGTTCATGTTAAGCAAGCCGGAAAGTACTAGGTACCTTACAGCAAGCCGGAAAGTACTAGGTACCTTACAGCGAGCCGCACGGAGTTATACGCATTATTAGGTGAAATTAGAAAAGCATTAAAGCAATGAGAAAACAGTTTGAAAAGTGGTTAATGAAGCCATTAGAAACGGGAGATTTTTACGGTTGCCTTGTACGGGCACTGGCGTTCCTGTTAGTTATTTGGGGTGCGGGCGGCGTAATTGCGTACGCGGGTTTTAAACTTATATTGTGGGCAACGTTATGAGTAGCACAAAGATAACCCGGGCGGACGTAGCAAAGAGACAGAAACCCGCGAAGCGTCAAACGGTGAAGGATTCGCCGGAGTATTACATTAAGAACGGGCGCACGGCGTTAATGCCGGATGATGCTTTCATTGTCCAGGAACTAGCGGCGTTCCTAAATGTCCGCGCGTTTTTCCTTCTAAAATTCTTAAGGGAAAACAATATACCCGTGAAACAGTTGGGAAATACCAAATCATACGGAATATATCACGCCGTTGACGCTTATAAAATGGTGAACGTGTTCCGCAGATTTAAGGAAACAATAAGGACAACGAGGGACGACCGCAATACAAGGGTAAACCCGAACGGGCGACCCACTATTGAAAACCTTATGTTCATATCACAGGATAAAAGGCGCTTTCAGAAATTCGGTAATTTGGATATACCACGGGTAATAGTTGCGGGGCGCGAAAAGGAGCTGTTTGTAAATAAATATTTAGTAAATAAGCTGTTTCGCGTGAATTGTTATGCCGATGGAACGTACTCGTTGGATGGGTGGGACAGAAAAATTTTGCGATGGGAACGGATCGAAACACCGGAAAAATACAAGTGCGGAGTAATTTTGCAAGATTGGAAAATTAGGTTTGGTCTGATTTTAGAAGAAGAACTTTAAAAGATTTTACAAATATGGGGGTTTAGTCGTATATCGGTTTTTTAATCGGTGTACGACTTTTTCCGTTTTGTACGGCGGACTTCTCAGAAATTGAAGGCGCGGAACGTTCCGAAAGTGGCAAAAACAGGCAAAAGTGTAATAGTGCCGAGACATCTATTACACCATCTATTACACATCAAAATTACACTTAACTACTATGAATATCAATATGCTATAGGTAGTGTAATAGATGTAATAGATAAACATAATGAAACTATAATATGAATATATAGGAATATAGGTTTATGTATATTAACGTATATGTTAATATATAAGAATCACATTTGTGATTTTACGATTTATAAGTTATAGGGAAAATACCCCGACATCTATTACATTGCCCGTAACTCACTGATTCATTGAACGTTAGGTGTAAAAAGACATCTATTACACTTCTATTACACCAAATCGTAGGCGTCTTACGGTGTAATGATAAATGAAACGACTATATTTGCAGAAACTAAAGTTGAAAATATGGCAGGTGCACCGAGAAAAAACATACGATTATTGAGAGCCGCACAGGATAGGGCGGCGGCAGAGGGAGACCTTGAGACGGTAGACGCGATTAGAGGGCAAATAGCGGCTCTTATAGCGACTTTACCCGACCAATACAGGGACGAATACCTTTTGCAGGAGAAAGGGCGGGAAAATGGCTTAAAATTAGCCATTGAAAACGCGGCTAAAGTGGAGGAGGGAAAGACGCAGAGTGTTGCGCCCGCGTGTTCCACTAATCCACGGGCGAGCGAGCGCGGCGACATAATAGACTTATGCGCCAAACGTTGGGGGCGTTCCCCAATATGGGAAAATCCTATTGAGTTGCTAAACGCCTTCAAAGATTACAAACGTTGGGCGGATGAGCATCCGGTTTACACGACTGAGGCGATCAAGTCGGGGAACTTCGCCGGGCAGATCATACAGATACCACGCAAACACCTTCTGACGGTGGAAGAGTTCACAAGCTTTATCGGCGCACCGTCCAACTACCTGGACCGTGAGAAGGCGCGGCACGAATCTGATTTTAAAGAGTTCGGTTTAGACGCTTCTACGGCGTTCATCGAAGTGATCGAGAAAATCAAGAACTCAATAGCCGACGACATGGATAGGGGCGCGGCGGCTCAACTCATAGACGGAACGTACATCGCGAAACTAAGAGGGTTTAAGACTAGCATGGACTACACTTCCGACGGCAAGGCGATTTCCGGCGGTCTGACCGTTGAAGTGATAAGCCCGCGTACAACGGAAAAAGTTAATCAGCTAAAGGCGTTCAAGCAGACGCACAAGGATAAGGAGAAAGAGTGATGAAGTGTACACACGTATTCGACAAGATGATAGAGCCTTTCCTAGATACCAACGTTAGAGGTATTGCAAGCAAGGGCGGCACCCGTTCCTCAAAGACATGGAGCGTGTTGCAACTGTTGTATCTCGTGGCACGCGAGAGCGAAGAACCTCTACTCATATCGTGCGTAACGGATACCTTTCCCGCAGTGAAGCGCGGTATGTTGCGCGACTTTAAGAACATGCTTATAACCGAGGGGGTGTGGGACGAAGACGCGATGAACAAAACCGATTCGGTGTACACGGTGAAGCCCGGCGTAATGATCGAATTCTTCGGGGCTGACAACGCGGCGAAGGTTCACGGCGCGGCGCGTGATATCCTTTTCGTCAATGAGGCGCAACGGCTACCCCGCGAGATCTTCCGGCAGTTGGACGTCCGCACGACGCTTAAGGTTATCATTGACTTCAACCCCGTGCGAAAGTTTTGGGGCGAGACCGATTTTGTAGGCGACAAGTACGTAACCATACACAGCACGTACAAGGATAACCCGTACTTGACGAGCGCGCAGATAGCCGCCATAGAGAACAACAAGGGCGATGCCAATTGGTGGCGCGTCTATGGAGAGGGTTTAACGGGCGGGCTAGAGGGTTTAGTGTATCCGGCGATAGAAGTTATAGACGAGATGCCGAAGTTTGAAGGAGAGGACGCAAAACGCGTAGTAGGGCTGGACTTCGGATTCTCCAACGATCCGACCGCCGCAATTGAAATAGTGATGCACGGTTGGGACTTGTATTTGGATCAAAAGATATACAGTACCGGAATGTTGAACAAGGACATTTCCGACGCTCTGAAACTCGAAGGACTAGCGAACGTTACAACCGTGTGCGATAATGCGGAACAGAAGTCTATTGTAGAGCTACGCAAACAGGGATGCAAGACAATCCCGTGCGTTAAGGGGCGCGGATCTATTAAAGCGGGCATCGCCCAGGTGAAGCAGTTCAAGCTGCATGTAACGAAACGCAGTGTAGACGTGTTGGATGAAGCCGACAACTATACGTTCGTCAAGGATGAAATGACAGACACGTTTACAAGCGAACCGATAGACGCATACAACCACGCATGGGATGCGGTGCGTTACGGCGTTGACTATCTGATACGGAAATACAGACCTAAATCAGCGAAGGAATGAAAGACATAAAACTATACAGCCGTGTAATATCGCTAGATGACGGAGAACCCGGCACGGTTATTGAGATAGACGTTTCGGGCGGCATTGTCGTGCAATTCGATAACGGGTACGAAACGTGGTTAGAGTATGAACAAGTAGAAATTTTAGAGCATGAAGTTTAAGAGTATCGAAGATTTGACCCTGTTGGAAGGCAAAAAGACATGGCGCGGACGCATTAAAAACGTTTTCCGCCGCATGTGGTATACACTTTGTAGGCGTAATAACGCCGCGCAATTGAAATTTATTTGTAACTTGCACCCGAGTTACAGGGGGGCACTTACTTCCGACCAAGCGGCGGCACTTAACGCGGTGGCGGAGTACGTACAAGCAAGCCCCCTAGTAACTTTTAAAGGTAAATTGGTTTACCGGGTCCCGGCGTTGGAGCACGTCACGTTGTGGCAGGTTATCGAGACACGCCGAGCCGAGACAGCGACCGAGATTGTTACGAAGTGGTGCACACCTTTAGAAGGGCAGCCCGCCGAGTATGTGCCGGACAACGTCTACCACCTGTTAAGCACAAGTAAGTACGTGAAGTCGCAGATAGAAATGGCGGATAGGCTAGAGCAAAGGTTATTCCCTTTCGCATCGCAGGACGCCACGCCCGAGGAGGACGAAATAAAAATAGCGAAAAACGTACTTACTTTGTTACAGGCAACCGCCGAGCTTTTCAATTGCACAGTACAAGAAGCGAAGCGCGAGAACTATCTAGATGCGGTTTTGGCTATATCCAAACGGCACGAAGAGAACGAGAAACAGAAGGCGGAAATGAAGAAACATTATAACAAATAATTATGAGTAGAAAGTATGAAATTGTAAATGTCGGCGGCGTTAACCGCGTTCGCGCCTTGCGTTCATGGGTAGTACAAGGCAGACAGGTAAACGTGGGAGATGTAGGCGGCGCGGTATTTGATGAACGCACACTGTCACAGGACGGCGCGTGTTGGATCTTTAGCGGATGTTTGAATAACCCTTTGGTAAGGGTGGGCGGTGATTCAGTGGTTAACATCGTAGACGTTAACCCGAGTAGAGTCCCGTTTGTTAACATCTTCGGCACTTCTTCACTAGACGCCAATGCGGGATTATCATTTGCTATTAAAAACCTTAGTAGTGCTAGCCCGTTGACGCCCGGTAAGATGGAGCAAGGAGGATGGGACGGATCGGTGGGGCAACCCCTAACAAAAGTAACGGCGACGGATCAAATACGATCAACGGCGCGGATGTTTACGGGGGGTGGAGCGTGGGTAGTACCCGCACCCGCAGAGGGTTATTCTATAAGAGTCGTAGCGACAGATGCCGATGGAATTGTTACATATAGTTCGGGGAACGTTTCGGTAAGCGTATCCGTTCCGGCAGGCGCACACGCTTATGCGTACATCAACGTGATGAAAAGCCCGTTATCTGCCATAGTTCCGGCGGACGTAACGGCAGCCGCCCTTACATTCCAAAGTTATGCAGAGGCAACTCTTAACATCGTGGATTCGCACATAACTGTTACGGCGCCCAATACGGGTTACACCTATATTGCCGCTTCCGGTGATTATCAGGGCAACGTTACGAACATTGAGGGTTCAACCTTGCAGGTTAACCGGACGGGTGGAATACCCACGTTAAATCTTGTGTGTGATCTAATCAATACGTCCGCTACGGTTGATATGGGCGCGGGTGACGTGTCCGTACTAGGTGTATACAAGAATGTAAAAAACCTTGTTTGGGGGGCGTTTTCATGGGTTAGACCTTTGAAATCACGTACAATTATACAGGCGACCGACTGCGATAATTTCGTTATGGATGGCGCAAACATTCCGGGGACAACGGTAGAAGCCGCTAATACACCGTTAGTGTTCATCCGTTGTAACATGAATAAGGCGAGCATTGTTAACCAACCGTTGATCAATAACACGTACATAGACATTAACTTTGATCTTGCTACGGCGGATTTGGGAAAATCAACCGTAAATGGGCACACTATGGTTAGCTCAAACGTTAACGGTATGTATCGTTTGCATGCTACGTCAGAGGGATTTATAGGGGCTTTGGTAGAAAGTCACGAAAGTATTAGAGACTCGGGCATAGGTGATCAAGCGATAGCAGAAACCTACGGAACTACGATTTACAAGGACGCGTATTTTAATGGCCTATTCGAGTTCGCAGGTACGAACGTGTTTGGCAGCAAATCACCTAGCCATCCGATAGAACAGGTTCTTAACGTTCAACCTAGAGTGGTTCAAGGCACATTTAATACAATAGCATCAGGGCAGGCTATTACGGAGGTTGTCCCGGACGCTACACGGGTGAGCATCCCGACACGTATACGATTGAACAGACACGACGGCGTAGTCGTGCACCTTCCCGCAGGTTTGGAAGCTAGATTTATAGCGGTCGACCCAAATGATAAAATTATATCTACATCTGCTTTTGCGAAAAATGAAGCCTCAGTACCAGAGTACGCCCTGTACCTGTTTACATTTATACAGTTCCGCAAAACGGGGGACGCTCCGATCACACCCGAAGATTTGGCAGGTGTGACGATGACAGTGTACAATGGTTGTAAAATCTCAAAATCTTCGTCAACTTCCGTATATATGCGGGGCAATGTGCGGGTAGAAGATAATGCTATGCTTTATGACGTTATAATCGATGGTTCGGGCTATTTCGGCGGAAACGCGGTTATGTCAGGAATGAATGTGAAAGGTTGCGCATATATGAAGGATAATGCGTTGTGCACCAAGACCTCCGAAGTTGTACAAACGTTTGCACGTCTTGTTATGGAAGATAACGCCGTGTACAACCCTGCTGCCTCGCTGGGTTTGTCCGGCTTGAATGTGCTTATGTACGACAATTCTAAGGTGCTAGGGGAACTTAGATCTGCTTCTCCTGTTTTGATTATGAGGGATAACGCTACAATAGCGGCAGCGGGTAATTTATCAGGTGCGTGTGCGGGTGTGATTACTATTAAAGATAATGCGGCAATAAACGCTTCGATAAGCACGATCGGGGACATAACTCTATGTGGTGGTTACGTATCTACGCCTAATAAAACGTGGACGGGTAAACGCGTGATTGACTCGCAGGATGCGCCGAAGTACGACAACAATGTAAAGACACAATATGACTTTTAGCGATATTGTTTCCGCGGTAGATAAGTGGGCGGCCCGCGCCGGGCTTCCCGCTTATTTCGGTGACGAGTACGTGCGCAACCACCAGGCGAACGCCATCACCGGGGATTTCATCTTTTGGGACGTGCCGGGCGGTTCACGGGTGTACGGTGAAGTATCCGCCGATCCTTTAGGACTTGACGTACTGATACAGGTGTTGGGAACGTCTCACTACATGAAGGATCTAGCGGCGGAATTGGACGTGCTAGAACGGACGTTCAACGTTATAGAGTCCATCTCTAAGGAGGTTGTTTGCGAGTTCGGGGTGTCGCTGTCACGGATCGTGAAACGGGAAAACATATACGACTCTCAAAAGTCGGGATGGGAAATAACTTTCACATTAACAGATAATTAGGATATGGCAGTTGACCCAATTATTCAGATAGAAGTGCTGCTAACCAAATTGCGGGATGATATAGAAGCATCCTACATTGCAAAGGGGTTGAAGGCTTCCGGCAACTTCGCCGAGAACCTTAAATTAGAGATGAACGGCAACAACGCCAAGATAACCGCACCGCGGTACGTTGGGGCGATGGAAGGCGGAAGGGTGGCAGGCAGACGCCCGCCCGTTGCGATCATCCGTGATTGGATTATAGCTAAAAACAAGATGGGCGCTAACATCCCGCTAGAAGCCGCGTACCCGATCGCGAAGAAGATAGGCGAAGAAGGTATAAAAGTCCCGAACAAGTACAACCCCGGCGGCGTTGTGTCTGACGTGCTGAACCCCGCGCGGGTTCTTAAACTACAAAACGAAATAGTAACTATAATACGTTACGCGATTATTGACACTTTAAATATTAAATAATGCTGATTTATATTCCTGTATCATATGAGACAATAGCAGCTTCGACGGGTACACCTACAATGTATGGCGGAGCGCTCCCCATATGGTCTACTAGACCGATGGAGATTGAAATAACGATGGACGCGGGGTACGGTGTTACCCTGTATTTATGGCGTCTTACCGGAAGCGGTGCGCCAAAGGCAGAACATACACTAACACTCCCATATTCCGCCACACCCGTAACGGTTGACTTGTCATACACTAGCGTACTGTTTCCCACATATGACCGTAGCAGATCATTTAACGGGGATACCTACGCTATCAGGATAGAATCACAATACAACGGTGCAAAGATTCAGATCCCCGTGGTTAACGCTGATATGGCATTCGGGCAGATGCAAGGGGTTGAAGAAGCCTTGCCGCAACCGCCTAAGCCTAGAATCCCCTCAATATCGGCGGATCTGTTTGTATTGGGACAGCTTAACACGGTCTACCCGTGCGTAGCTACGCCCGTAACGGGGTATCAAGGCGGAGACACGATGCCCGTTACCATTACGAGCGGAAAGACTGTAGATATCTCTAATGTGAAAAAACTAGTGATATCGGATTACCCTAAACCCGGCGGGACGTATGAAGTAAACTACGAGGATCGTCTTTGGGAAGATTCTGCCAATGATGAGTCTATACGGTGCGCACTGCGTATCCGGTGGAACATGCACAACGGGCAATGGTATTGGGACGTGTTCAAATCGTTCTTTTGGAGCAATAAGTTTACATACCTTAGAGGTCGCGGCGGTGTTACGGAACAGGCGGAAATAACCGTTAACCTGGAATACTCGAAAGAAAAATATACCGTATACCAACAGTTGTTGGCGTCCTCAAACATCTTCGCAATGATAAACATCGACGGTATTATGCAACACATGCAGAAAGGGTTCCGTTTAGACGTTGTAGGCGATACGGGTGCACGATGGAACGGGAACGACCGTGTTTACCGTCAGCGGGTGAAGTTCCGCACGACAACACTGCAAGATAACTACGTAACAATAGGCCTGCCGGATTTGCCCGCACCCGCGCCCGCAGTAATTACGCAGAGCGTAGAAACGTCCAACATATCTAAAGTCAGTCAGGTGTTCATGTATAAGATCACTTCTAACGTTAACGCCCGCATAGAGTCATGCCCTAGTTGGTGTACACCCTTTTTCCCCGAAGATGGGAAAATAGGTATAGGAACTACAAACGTGATATTCAAGGCGTCCGAGAATGCAGGGGGGCAACGTAGCGGTACTATTGTCATTCGTCAATTGGGCGGCGGTGCGTCCGCATCCCACACCGTTACGCAGAGTGGGGAGGCAGTGCCCGAATCTTTAGCGCTGACGCCGAATAATCTAAGCTTCCCATCAGGCGCCGAAATAAAGACCGTGCAACTAGTAGCTTCCGAACCGTGGTCGATGTCATACAATGACCCGTGGTGTAGCCTAGCCCCCTCAAGCGGCGACGCAGGTACGTTCACGTTGAGCGTGGCATGTATCGCCAACACAGTAACGCCGCCCGCACATCGTATCGGAACTATCGAGATAGCGGGCTTAGATTCGGGGGGAATAGCGACTATAATAATATCGCAGAGTGGGAAGGCTACCCCGTTCGTATTCACACCCGATCTGCCTATTATCCTTCCGGCGAAGCGCTATGGCAGCACCTTCGAGCTGAACGCGGCGCATCCGTGGAAGCTCGAAAATTATTCCCCCGCGGTTATAAACATATTACCGCGAATGGGAACGGCTGATCCGGCGGAAATCTTCCGCCTGACGGTGGCGCAGAATCCCACGAGTTACCCCCGTATGGCGTCTTTCCGTATAACGTCACAGTCTAGCAGTGATAGCCTTTTGAAGGGGTTTATACAAGCATCGCCGATGGGCGTACCCGACGCTATGGTAGACCCCGTAGATATATCGGCGGATGCTACCCGTAAAGCGGTAATACGTATTGTAAGCGTAGGCGATTGGTCGGCATCTTCTTCGGTTTCATGGGTGAGTGTATTTCCTACGTCCGGTACGGCGGGATGTCACGATATTATTGTATCTTTGGACGTTAATAATACCGGGCACCTACGCAGGGGGTATATCCGTTTCGCCGTCAACGGGACGGAAAATGCCGCCGCCGTATTAGTAAACCAACCATAATTAAACCTGTATGAATATAACGCAATTAAAGATTAACGGAAACATTATCGAAGGTCTAGAAGATTCTAGCGTTAAACTGTCAATTACTAACGTATCCCCCGTCACGATTACGGGGGATAGCGTTGCCTTTAGCGCTACACTGAAAGCGCCGAGAACGCCCGCAAATGACGCAACGTTCAAGGGGATGAACAAGGCATTACACAATTGCGCGTTTTACGAAGCCGAACTCACAATAAGAACAGTACCGTTTTCGTATTACGGCTGGGTATCGGACAAGCCCGTAAAATTCTACGCCCGCGTGTCTGCCACACCCGAGGAATATTCTATCAACCTGATAGAGGATACCGAAAAATGGGCGGACGTATCTAGACCGATAAGCAAGCCGTTAAAATCTGCGTCAGTAACTGATGAGGGGAGATCGCGCCGCGCCATAGACGTAGCGAAGCTTATTAGGGATTATTTCAACTTCCCGCAATACGATCTTCCGCTATGCCGACCCGTATATAACACGGGAGCCTCCCCGGCAAATTCCGATATTCTACGCCCTTCTATTATCCTTAATACAGGTTCGCTGTCATGGCAGGTAAATGTAGCTAACGGGAATGTACAACTTATACCGAAGGAGTCGGCTAAGGGTCGCGGGGGGTACATATATGCGCCCGTTGCCGAACTAGTTATGGACGACGCAATGAAGTATTTGATGTCGGATGAATTCCCGAACAGGGCGGGGGGTGCGCCCGCCGGATTCCTCATACGTTCGGGCGAGGATACGCAGTTTTACATGATAGTACAATATTTGGGGGCTGACCCCAACATAACCAAACCTACTATAACTATTAGAGGCAACTCGTCCCATCTAGGGCGCGCCATGTCATACTACGGAAGCATAATGCCTAACGTATGGATCTATAACACGCCTACAAACTTCGATCTAACCGTATACCCGAAGGTAGACAAATATTTAGAATTGGTTGCCACTATCGGAGGGGTAGAGCGTAACGACTATTTCAAATTTCCCGACGGTTACGCACCTAACGAGGTGTTCCAAACGGGTGCGGGGCAATGCATATATGACGCTTTGATGCAGCCGGAATTCAACGCCGTACAGGGCGCGTTAATAGACTTCCCGTACCATGACGCGAAGAAAATAATAGATGACTTTTGCACCGCCTTCCAATGGCGAAGGATATACCGTGATGGCGTGTTGGCTATCGAGCCGATAATACACCCTAGTATAAGGGACAACAAGAGCGATGAAGCCGATTATATAATAGATTGGTCGGACAAGTTCGCCGGATTGGACGGCGTAGAAATACCGGACGAGTTCGCCGATCAATACATATGCTCATTGTCTGATAGGGTTTTCAGTTATGCGGGCGGGGCGGGTACACTGCAACCTGTAAAAGAGGCGTTCAAAAGTGGTATCCCGTATTACCCGTCGAGCGGAATGCTTCAGTACCCGCGCGTTGCGTTCACTGACGTGTTCAACGGTGGCACACCTTCGACACGATACACAACATCGCTGCGTAATACTTATTACAGGTATATTAACAGGCACTTTGATCTGTTTTCTCCCCGTGTCCAGGTGAAGATTAAGGCTAACTTAAGATTCCCCGATATTCAGAACCTTCGGTTAGACAGGGCGTATTACTTTTCACAGTTGGGCGGTTACTTCTATCTGAAAGCGTTAAACGAGTATGACGTATCGAAGGGGGACTGCAAACTGACTTTGTACAAATTAAAAATAGCTTAATATGGCAGACCAAGTTACATTATTAGATCTCAATTTCGGCACAAGCGAAGCCGAGAAAGGACTAGACGCCTTAATTGCGAAGAGCATAGCACTAGCAAAGACAAAGAAGGACTTACAAGCAGCGTACGCCACGGAACAGAAGGCGATGCAGACCCTCAACCAAAACTATGCGGACGGTCTCGTATCACAAGAAAAGTACGAAGCAGCCGTAAAGAAGTCCCAACGGGCGCAAATAGAAATTCAAAAGGCACTGTTAGACACAACGAAGGCACAGCAGCAGAACAACGCGGAAGTAAAGAGCACAAAGACGCTGTTAGACTCGCAGGCTACGAGCGTTAATGCACTGCGTGCGCAATTGGCTCTGAACACGGCGGAACTGAACAAGATGTCAGAAGCCGAGCGGACTACGAGTGAAGCGGGCATAAACCTTTCGGAGTCCACTAAAGCCCTATCGGACAAACTAAAGACCCTAGAAAGTTCTATCGGTGACAACCGCCGGAACGTGGGTAACTATGCCGAAGGTGTGAAAAAGGGTATCTTGCAGACAAACGGACTGACAGGCGCTACGGGCGCAATGGTAGGCGGGCTTAAGTCAAGCATCGGCGGGGTACAGGCGTTCAACTCCGCGTTAAAAGCGAACCCTATTATGTTGGTCGTGTCGGTTATTCTTCTCCTTATGTCTACCATTGAAAAGTTGATGAACCGCAATACCGAGCTATCCACGTCACTGAAAGCGGCTTTTGCCCCGTTCAAGGTGATATTTGAAAGGCTGTTAGATTGGATAACAGGATTGTTCAAGGGCGTGGCGTGGGTTCTCGAGAACATCTCTAAAGGCGTTGTTTGGCTATTGGACAATCTAGGGTTAATATCCGAGGAAACGAAGAAGGCAGCCGACGCCGCCGCACAACTAGAGAAGGAGACGCAGCGCATTTACCAAGCGGAAACGGATGCACTCGTCCCGATGGCGAAAATGCGCCGCGAGATGGAAGAACTAAAGAACATCGCGGCGGATCAAACGAAGTCAGCGAAGGAAAGGCAGGATGCGTTACAGGCAGCGCAGGCGAAGTTACAGGAAATTAAAAAGTCTGAACTCGATATACTAGAAGCGAAGTATAAGCAAATCAAGGTGCAAAACTCTTTATCATATACAAGCGCGGAAGCCGCCCGGGCAGAACAAGAAGCGCTAGCGGCACTTGATGAGGCAAAGGCGAAATATGCCACGCAGGAAAAGGAAATGATCGGGCAGGTGTCCGGTATCGAGATGCAAGAACAAGCCAAACGGGCGGCGGCAGCCAAAGCGGCGGCAGACGCAAAGAAGAAGGCGGAAGAGGACAGGATAAAGGCAATAGCAGACGCGGAGAAGAAAGCGGCGGACGAACGGAAAGCCCAACAGGATCTAATTTTGAAGCAATACGGGGAAGCCGTAACAGCCCTGCAACTAGACATAGCCGAGAAAGAAGTAGCGGGCGGACAAGCGACACTAGAGGAACAGAAACGCGTTATTGACGAACGGTTGGCAATGGAGAAGTACCGCCGCGAGCAGAACCTTATAGGCGAGCAGGAATACAACAATAATGTACGAGCCATCAACCTAGAGTTTGCGCAAATGGTAGCGGACGACAACGCCGCGCGTGCCGAGAAGGAGAAGAACCGTAAAGCCCTAGACCTGGAGAATCAGCGCATGTTAAACGATGTGCTAGCCGCTAACGACCTTGAGGCACAATTAGCGAGACTAGACGCGCAGAAAGCGGCGGAGATCGCGAACGCCGAAGCCATAGGCGCGGACACAGCGGCGATTGAACAACGGTACGACATTCTAAAAGAGAATCGGAAAAAGGAGTACTACAATGCGCAATTAAACATGGCATCCCAAACGGCTAGCCAATTGGTTAACCTGTTAGGGCAGGAATCGGCGGCGGGAAAGGCTTTTGCCGTGGCACAAGCTACGATTAATACATATTTGGGGGCGTCTAAAGCAATAGCGGACGGCGGTTTTTGGGGTATCGCGCAGGCTGCAATAGTCATAGCCGCCGGACTCAAACAGGTGATGAGTATCGTTAAGACGAAAGAACCGGACACGAAGATATCAACCAACACGAGAAAATTCGCGAAGGGCGGACAGATCTACGGAGCTTCCCATTCACAGGGCGGTGTTACATTCACAGGCGACAATGGGCAACGTTTTGAAGCCGAAGGCGGCGAGAACGTGTATATCCTTAACAAGAAGGCTTCCGGCGCGATTAATGCGCTTAGTGCGCTTAATATGGAGTACGGCGGGCGTTCGTTCGGATCTTCCGGCGTATACCGTTATGCGAACGGTGGTAAAATACAGGTAGCCGGAAACGGATCTGTATCGTTCCCGAATGACGTGACACTATCCGACACTAGTTTGATGAAATTGGCGTCCATAATGTACGATAGTGTTGCAGCCATCCCGAACCCACAAGTAGCCATTACCGATATTAACGCGGAGAACGAACAGCATAATAGCGTGATAGTGGCGGCGGGCGTGTAAATCGTCCGTGCCATGGCGCACGCATTTTAAATAAAATACTAATTTTGTAGCAATATGAAAAAATTTGAGAAATTAAGGATAATCGAAGCGGGCGAAACCGCCAACAGCTTAGAACAAGACGGAAAAAACTATAAGATAGTCGTTTCCGCCGAATGCTTCCCGTCTTTGGTCGAGCTAGGGAACGCCCGCCCGATTCATGCGCGCCGGACTCATAACGGAAACGACTTGTTAGATGGGTATATAGGATACTTTGAGAATTTCCAATCGGATGACACGGCGGTATACGCCGACCTTATTTTGTCCGAAGCCCTAGAAAAGGCGTATCCGTCCGAATTTACTTTCATGGCGACAATGATCGAGAAAGAACCTGAACTTTTGGGCGTTTCAGTAAATCAAGTAGACATTAAAGAATTCAACGATGAGACACTAACGGCGAACGTTATACAGGTTACAGAACTATTTAGCGCGGATTTGGTAGGACTACCCGCCGCAACATCATCTTTATTTAATAACAATTTTAATCAAAATGAAATGAGTAAATTTTTTACAAAGCTAGCATCTTTGTTGTCGGCTAAAAAGACCGAGCTAGCAACGGAGACCGTTACAACAAAGGATGGGGAAGTGCTTACCATCATTGCAAAGGGGGAAAGCGCTGATCTAGGGGACGAAGTACACGACGCAGAAGGCAACCCCGTACCGGATGGCGACTATTACGTTTCAATCGGAGAAGGTGAGGACATGATTTTATCAGTCATTGACGGAAAGATTTCCAACGTAAAAGAAGTCGAGGACGAAACCAAACGGGAAGAGCAGGAGGGCGACGACCAAATGGCAGACGATGAAAAGAAGGACGATGAAGAGAAGAAAACCCCGACACCGGAGGAGCTTTCTAAAGCGGTAGCCGCAGCAGTAAAAACCGAGATGGCGAAATACACCGCGGAACTCGCAGCGATCCGCACGCAATTGGGAAGAAAAACACCCGTTCCCCCGGCAGGCAAAACGGAGGTAAAAACCGAGGCGAAGAAAGACGCAACGAAATTAAGCCGTGCCGCCGTTCAAGCAGCATTCAGAGCCAACAGAAAGAAATGGTAAATCAATAACAATTTAAAATTATAATATTATGGCTTTTACATTTACAGACTTAAACAAACTTAACATTGATGCATTAAGCGATGTTATTTCCTTGACACTTAACGAGGATGAGGCGCTTCAACGTAACATTACCGTTATGTCCGGTATCGAGAAGGGCACGCCCGTAGTTACATTCCGGGCAGCAGACAAGGCGGTGCGCCGTTCTTCGGGTTGTGACAGTGAATACAAGTATAGTTCAATGGTCGACAACGTGAAGTATTACGACCATGCGCAGATAGAATTACCTATCGTTGTGTGTCTGCAAGACCTTTGGGGTAAAATGGTTGCAAAAGGTGTACATTTGTCCGACGATTTTGACCAAACTACTTTGGCGGCGTTCATGCAGAATGAAATTCTCCGTGTATTGGCGGCAGATATGTTGCGTCTTTCATGGTTGGACGGGCTTAAGGCTCCCTCCGATACAGCGGGCGAATATACCGTGTTTAAAAACGGCGGTATTATCAAGCAGGCGCAGTCGTCTACTATCAGTATCAAAACCGTTAACCCGGCGCAGACTGACGACATTTTAGCAAAAATGAAAGCTTGTATCGACGATCAACGTTCCGATATCAGAAGCAAATGCGAGTTCTTTGTAACTAGCAATATTATGCGTGCATACAAGAACCTTCTGCAAAGCAAGGACAACACAACCGCGCAAATGATTTTGGAGGATGGCAGACCCGTTTATTTCTTAGAGGGCTACCGCATCAACGAGATGGAACACGTTTCTGCGTCCGCTAAGAATGACGCTCTTACTACGCAGACTATTATTGCGTTCACTCCGAAAGATAATATCCAATTAGCTCTAGAGGACGCTAATCTGTCTATTTCTCCGTTCATTCGCGATGCAAAAGACCGTAAATATTACAGTACTACTATATTTGCAGCCGACGCAATGTTAGCAGTTCCCGAATATTTGCAACTTGCAGTAGCCACAACAGCGTAACGAGTAATAACATTAAAATACTAACTAAATGGCATGTATTAAAGAACTAAATAACGCAATATCCTACGACTGTCAAGGCGGTACGGTGAACGTTGCGGAGTTGTACCTTATTAATCGGTCACAGGTTAGTGCATATACTTTGAACGCGGGCGCTGATAAGATGGATACAATAACACTCACTTCGGGGGCGAAAACCGTTCCCGTCGAGTGTTATAAAGCTGGCGTTAAAGTGGTTGAGGCTCTTAAATCGGGTGATACGAGGGCGGGTGTAGACCAGTCCTTAACTTTCACCCTATACAAAAAGTCGGGCACGGATGCACTAATTGTTAAAGCCCTGTTATCGGGGTCATTCATGGCGGCGGTAAGGTTCGCGGACCTGAACGCTGATAAACAGATATTAGGGGTCGTTTCCGGTTTGGAGATTTCCCAATTAGACACTGATTCAAGCGCAAACGGAGGGTTCACAACCGTAACTATCAAGACGCCGGACGATGCTATCGGGGAATCTCGCATGAAACTAGACGATGCTGCATGGAATACTATTGTAACCGCTAAATTACTGTAATTATGGGATGTATAAGTAAATTAAACAAGGCTATTCTAGCGAATTGCCAAAACGGCGCGGCGGGTATCGAAGAAATGATACTCATCAATTCTTCGGATGTTTCCACCGTAGCAGTAAGCGCGGGCGTGGTAACCCTCACTCTAGCAGGTGCGGGCGTATTGGTGGAAGGGCTTAAGAAAGCCATCAACGCAACGGAAGAACTTAAGACAAACGACAACGCCCCGACGGCGTTAACGCAGTCCGTAGTGTTCACCGTTTACAATAAGGATGCCGATTCCGCCGTAATTGTTAACACGATTCTTAACGGTCGCTTCATTGCGCTTGCTAAGATGAAGGAAACAGGCGTTTACCGGGCTTATGGCGTAACCTATGGAATGGAATCTAATGCAGTTTCGGAGGACGCGAACGCAAACGGGGGCTATACCACCATCACGCTAGCAACGCCCGAAAATGTTTTGGGAGAAATGAGATTAACATTAACTAAGGCGCACTACGATTCAATTCGTACGGCGGCGGTAAAAGCTTAATAATATGGCTTGTATTAAGAAATTAGATAAAGACATACTTTTCGATTGCGCGAACTTCGCCGTTATCGGGGGAGTGGGAAATGTGGACGAGCTAGTATTATTAAACTCTGATGACATTTCTACAATTTCCATAGCTGACGGCGCCGCTACCGTGACGATGAAAACGGGAAAGAAGGGCTTCACAGCAAATTCGATCCGTAATTCAATCTCTTACACGGACGGTATCAAGACTAGCGAGGTTGCGCCCAACATGGAGGAACACAGTATTGTAATTAAACTGATGTCTACCAATACCGTGGATGCAGCTAGCTTTTCCGTCCTTCGTCAACAATTGTTAGGCGGAAACTTCCGCGCGGCGTTCAAATCGACTACTACGGGATTGTACTACCTTGCGGGGGCGTTGGCAGGATTGGAAGCAAGCGACCTGGCAACTGACAGCGCTACGGACGGGGTTACTACCATTACGTTGAAAACGCCCGATGCATCTTTAGGCGATACATTGGCAGGGCTGACAAAAGTAACATACGATAAATTAAAAGTTGCGGCAGCTTAGTCGCAACTTAGTTTTAAACCGATTAAATAAATTAATATGTTGACAAATATAGGACAGATAATGGCACTTTGCATTCAAATGACAAATCTAAAGTTGGAGGCGTCATGCGGTTTTGACAGACAGTTCGCAAAGAAATGGTACGAGAACGAATATGTAACAGGCAAACACGTCCGTTACGTTATGAAGCCAAACCTTACCATCAATTCACACGAGGACGGTAAAGTATACCGTGCTTTCAATTGCGACGACGCGAAGGCGCTTGAACTCATGGAAAAAGAACCCGCATACCGCGATTACTTTATTGATTTGGAAGCGCCCGCCGTTACGATCCCCGAACTAGGCGAACCCGTTGAACCCGTTGAACCCGTTGAACCC